CTGCTGGAGATACTGTAAGGGTTTCTGTTGCTCCTACAGTTCCTGTCTCGTATACCGGTGTTCCTTCGGCTATTGTGCCGCCGGAAGTATTTTTTACTGCTATTAATACAGCTTCTGATGATGTCGAACTAAATGCGTCTGTATCTATCCATGCTGTACCGGTAGCAGTTGATGAAAGTACCTGTCCTGAAGTACCTGATACGTTGGATGTATCAAATATAGCTCCATCTATGTAAAAATCACCGCTTGCACTTATGTTACCTTCTATAGTTAATTTTTCGCTAGGACTAGTCGTTCCTATACCTAGGTTACCAGAAGAGTCCATACGCATTTTCTCTCCGCCGCCTACAGTTCCAAACTTAATACCCTCCGCTTGTATCAGAAGCGGTAAGGTTTGACCTAAATTAGATTTATGAGCAGAAATTCTAGCTTGATTAGATATGCTTGAAGCAAATTCCAATCTAGAATTTGTAGAATCTTCAACAAAAATTTTGTTGGTGGCTTTTATATCTCCTACAACGTGTAGTTTCTGTGAGCCAGGATTAGTAGTTCCGATTCCTACGTTACCGTCTGTAAAATAATGGTCTCCTGAACCAGTAACTCTTAATGACCCTGAGAATGAATGGAGATCATCTGAGGTATCTCCAAATTTAGTAGAACCTGATTCATACATGATAGACGCACTGACAAATTCTGTGTGAAATTCCTGTGCTGTTACTTTTCCGGTTACTGTTAAATCCCCGCTTACTTTTGTGTCTTGGGTTAGATTAAAGCCGGAAGTAGCATTTGTGTTAATCTTATAATACCCTGCATCAAAGTCATATACTGTGTTCTGTCCGTTATCTCCTCTACTATAGTGGTATATTTTAGTACCATCTGTAGGACTACCTAAGAATATCCATCCTGATGAGCCGCTAGGTTGCAGTCTTAGTGAGGTATTATTTGGAGTAGAGATATTACTATTTACTTCTAAGTTACCAATAGTTATATCATTTGTAGTAGTTGCTCCTCTGTCTGTTACTGAGTCTAGTGTATCTGTTTCTGTGTATAGAGATGAAACGCTAGCCCACTGCGTACCAGCAGCAATTTTACTAAGTACCTGTCCGATACTACCTTGCGAGTTTGTTGAATCGTACAGCTGATTCTGTAGTCTCATATTACCGGCTATGTGTAGTTTCTCACTAGGGCTAGCTGTACCAATACCTACGTTACCCGTAGTTGTTAAATTACCAGTAATAGTAGCTAGAGTTCCTGATTGCGCTAGTTGAAGTATTTCTGTATTTGCTACATAAAATTTTATATTATCTCCAGCTGTTGTTCCTTCTATTCTAACGTCATCAGAAGTCCACCTTAAAGCATTACCATTTGACAGTGTTACATCACCAGTTATTCTGGCATTACCATCAACTTCCAACTTCTCACTAGGACTAGTTGTACCAATACCTACGTTGCCGTCAAAATCGATGATAGCTCTCTGTGTATTATTAGTAGTAAAGTTAATGGATCCAGATGTCAAAGGTGTTGCTGTTGCCCCTGCAACTATGCTTATATCTCCTCTAGTTCCAGCAGTAGTGCCGTACCTACTGTATATATCTATGTATCCACTATTGCCGCTGTTTCTATTTGCAGCAGATAGTGTTATCTTATCCGGATTATAATGTGAACCGACGCCAGATGCACCAAATATTCCAAAATCAGAATAAGATTTCCCTACGTGTATCCCTTTTGTACCGTCTTGAATTGCTACTGAATTTCCATGTACGACTAATGTAGTGTTAGGAGTAGTCGTTCCGATACCTACCTTACCGTCATTACCCAATACTAATCCGTCTGAGTATGTGCCGCTGGATTGGTATACTAATTTTGCTCCGTGATTATTGTTATCTGTTCTATCGTGTAATTCTAGTACATTTGCAGCATTTGTAGACCCGTAAGTCCTAAACCCAAAAGAACCAAGGTGAGGGGCGTAGATACTCTTACTTGAAATAAAAGAAGAACTGTCTGTTCTTAGTTTAGCGTCCCCGCTTAGGTGTAGTATGTCTTGATTGCTACTGTTTTTAACAGTAAAAGTGGATAATCCGTACGAACCGTTTCTTTGTATAACATAGTTATACGAGTCCATTATGTGTTCTGCAGCGTATGTAGAAGCTGCTTTAATTATCAATTTGTTCGCAGTTACGTCTGTGGTAACATCTAGCGAGTTCAAGTTAGCGTCGGAACCACTAACTATCAGTTTTTTCCAATTTGGCATATGTCTTTAGATTATGGTTGGTTACAGGTTTGCCTGCCCACTTCCCTTTCGGGCCAATAATATACGTATAAATAGCAAAAGGTCCCGAAGGACCCTGTGTGTTATTTTATTGCATCTATGTGTTTTCCGATTTTGGCAAATACCTTTACAAATATTTCAAATTCGTTTCCTGTATAGGTAGCAGTTCTTAGTTTTGCTAGTATGAATTCTGCTTCTTTTTTAGTTAGACTTTCGTCTTTTGCCTTTTTAGGCAAAGCTTTTTCTAATAATCCCATAAAATAATATAACTTAATTTTTAATTGTACTTTTTATACGTAGATAAATATGTCTGTACCTTCTACTCTAATATTTCCTACATGATCTGCTTGAGCTGTTGCTGCGTTGGTTTCTGTACCTTCAAATACACCTGCTACGTGGTAACTTGGTGTTTGGTTACCTGTTGCATTAGAAGCCATATTACCGACTACTGCTAAACGTCCATCATTTGATTTATAACTCGCATCCCATATTAATCCTGCTCCAGACTGTGCTGTTCCGTTAGATCCTCCGAATACTACCCCAGAATCTCCTGTTGCAGCGGAACCAGAGTTAAGAAGTATAAATCTATCTTCTATATCTAAATTTGTTACGTTAGCATTTAACGTATCTCCTTCTACTGTCAGATTACCTGCTATAGTTACATCACCACTTGTCTGTACAGATGTTACACTGATGTTATCATCTAAATTAATAGTAATCTCATCAGTATTTGTACCTACAGTGTTAATGTTTGTACCTCCTGCAACTTCTAATGTATCTCCTAACGTAATAGTTTGATCAGTTCCAGTATCCCCGGATAGGGTAATTGAATTACTATCAAGTGCTGTTGTTGGTATTCCCGATAAATTAGCTTCTACTACAGATATACCTCCTGTTGCTACAGATATTGTATTATCTGCTGCTTCTACTGCTATCGATACTGGTGCAGAACCGTTATATGTAAAATCTGCAATACCATCACCGTCTGTAAGTGAGTCTAAGTTGGTTCCTAATTCTTTACCACTTATAGTGCTATTAGCTAAAGATGTATTAGGAATACTGCTTAAATCAAAAGTAATTGTATCCGTTCCTGGTGTTCCTACTATAGTTAATCCAGCCCCTGATGATCCAGTGACAAAATTAAGTATATCTGTAGTACTATCTGCTATTAATGGTGTACCGTTAATAGATGCTGTAACGAACCCAGGGAATGCTGATTCTGCTGTTAAATATCCCGAGTCATTGTTTAATTGTGATATGTCTGATCCGGAGACCAGTAATTTTCTCCACTGTGCCATGTTGTAATCTTCTTATTTGTGATTTATAATAAATATGCTTTAATTAGAATAACCAAAGTAGTAATCATTACTAGCACTGTAAAATAATCCACCTGCTACTGCTGATGGAGTTATAGACTGTGAAGTAAATTGCATTATACCTTCTTTATTTACTTTTAACTGTTCTTTTCCTTCTACTTTTATACTGAATATATCATCAACACCATCTAAATTTATAGTCAATGAACCAGAAGTACTAAATGACCCAGATACATTAAGAGATCCTGATAAGTATTCTCCTATTTCAGGTAATTGGTTATTTATTTGGTTCCAAAATACCTGAGCCATTATCCATTAAGTTTTCCGGTTATAGTAATCTCCATTCCCTCTGTAATATTGTACCCCAAGTTAGAGTTATGAAAATCTACTAATAAATCAGCACCTTCTTGAACTATTCTGTCAATAGCTGATGGCTCTATGGTTAATCCCCCTATTGTTACTAGGAAATCATCTATTTCATGGTCTGGGAAGTTAGCAGGAGGAGTTACTAAGGTAACGTTAGCAAAAGTAATACTATTTTCAACATTATCTATTACGTAACTATTGTTATTAGTGTCAACAGTATTAGAAAGTGCTAAATAAGTTCTCTCTTCTGCTGTCATACCACTAAAATTGATGTTGACTTCTGACTTACCTGTTAAATTATCGTAAAACCTACCTACAGTGTTAGTAGAAGCAGGAGTATCGGCCTTTCCTTGTAGTATTTCTTCACTACCTGCAGTTTCTAACCCAAATTTTATCGCTGACTTGCTATAAAACTTATTCATATTAGCAATTGATGTATTAATGCTGTCAGGTACTATGTGTCCCATCATAGTTATTTGGAAAGTAGTCTTTACCGTTCTGTCTTGCCCTTGATTCATCTCTGTAGTAGTTGTATATGAATCAATCATAGCTCTAAAGTTAAATCTTTCTGGGTCTCCCCAATATGCATCTGATGCAAAGTTTATAGATTCTACTATTTTATTCATCTGCTCAACATACTCAGTAAATATTATACAAGAGTAGGTTATATTAACATAATCAGGTATGATCACCCCGTATAATTCTTTAACAGGTTCCCTATTATTGAGTCTAGAAAATCTATCGTAGACATTTTTTTTAGAATATCCTTTTTGAAAGATTGCAAAGTTATTAGGATTGTTAGCATCCATTTTATTACCAAGCGTTCTATTTTTTTCAATAGAATCTCTCTTAAACATCAATAAAGGTGTTTGAATCTTACCGTTTTTATCTCTATAGTACCCGTCTTTCTGTACAGCCGACCATCTTTCTGGTGAACCGTACATTATAGGTACGTTTATTCTCTTGCTGTTTTGTATTACTGATGGTTTTATTACGTTGTTGAAATAGTAAACTATAGTTTCGTCTATATCTCTAAGACCTATGTTAAATTGCTTTACATCGTCGTTCTTAACTGAACGTTGATATGCTCTATTAGTACGTATTACATCAGGTGTTGGTTGTTTTTGGGCATTGTTATACGTATCAATTGCTTCTTGTGACAATTGAGACTGTCTTTTAGGTATTATTTTAGTCTTCTTTGCCATCTATTATCTTGCTCTTGTTATTCCAACTTTATCTGTTCTTGTTAAGTGACAGTCAACTATGATAGATACAGAAGAACCGAATTTGTTGCCATGTTGTGTTAGATTATAGCTACTATCTCTACCTACAAATAACTGGTTCTCTCTAACAGTATCTACTTCGTAATAATCTTCATGCCACATTACTATATCCCCTACCTCAGGTACAGTATCTGCATCTACTAAATCTTGTCTAATGAAAGCAAATGATGCTTCCCTTCCTAAATCAGGGCCGAATTCATCTACATTAATTATCTGATCTCCTCTAGTTATAAGGCAGTTTAACTTAACTGGGTTGAAGTATACTTTATTTAGTGATTCCCCGTATAAGTTAGCTTGAGTATCATTCAGCGATAGTTTGTAGTAACCAATTTCTTGTTCTACAATATCTTTTAGTATCTCTCTACTTATATGAGTCGAAAGTACGTTAAAATCTTTTTGACTACCGAATAACATATATTATTTTTTCTTTTCTACTGTCTTATCAGCTACTTCTACTTTCTTTACTTCAGGAATCCTTTCTAACGATGTATTTTTGAAAGAAGCAAATGCTTCACTAGCTGGTTTTGTTGTTAGTAATTTAACTTTCATAATAGCTGTATTATTATCTCCATTATGTGAAACCTGTCCAACTGTCAATACTCCTGGCATAGCTCTTAACATCTCTCCGATATCTTGAACTGTTACGTCCTCGCTATGACCTATCCTTACCATTGCTTGGTATACTGAGAATTGTATTTCTGATATTATATCTATTATTTTCATTATCCTACGTATATGTGCATTGGAACCCCTTGCATTGTATCGTTAATAAATTTTGTCTGTGTAGCAGCAAGTTCTAATTGATTAGTTAGTGAAGCTGATTGCATAGTAGCTTTTAAGTCTTCTACTAAGAATACTTTTTCTTCTCTAGCATCTGCTAATAAATCTGCAGCGTTCATAGTTACTTCTGAACCTGGTACTGGTACTGTTTGATATTTTCCTCTAATATAAGCTAGCATTTCTTTACAAGTGGCTACTGTATACTTAAAAATCCACTGTCTACCAATAGAATTGATTTCTGAGTAAACTAAATTCTGAGCATTTACGTTTGATAAGTTTGTTGTTACTCCTGATGATGAAGTTCCTCCTCCTGTTCCTGATACTCCGCCGCTAGATTCAGCTCCTGCTGCAATTAATAATGAATCATCTACATAAGCACCTAATTTATCAGATACACTGTAATATTGTACTTTTAATTTACCGTTTGTTTTAGGTGTAGGGAAAATTCTAAGTTTGTTATTATTAATCTCGAATGTGTAAGCTGATTTCCTTATTTGATCATTAAACTCTATTGCTTGAGTTTTTAAAACATCATAAGATGCTGGCATCAGTAAGAAATTTACTCCTGGGGAGTATGAGCCAAAATCAAATGCATCCATAAGAGATTGTATACCTGTTCCGGTACCTGCGTAAGGATCAAAATACCTTAGTATAGCCGGTGGTGCCTCGTAGAAGACTTTTCTTACTTCTATACTTCCATCTCCAATCAAAGATTCTAAATCATATTCTTGTTGTCCTTCTACTAAGTCTATTAAGTAACTCTTTAAATCTACATCTCCTCCTACTCCTGCTTCCATTCCGTATTGAGCGCTTGCTCTTACTACACTTTGAAGGCTTGGTTTAAATACAGTTGCATTAACTGCTTGCCCACTAGCAGAACCTCCTATAGTACTTGACATTGTAGATGCTGCTATAGACTCTATTACTTCTTTTCCATATGCTGTAACTGCTTCTTCGAAAGCTGTGTAGAATTGTCTTTCATTTAGTTCTATATCTAATACAGGCCATCCTAATTTTTCAGCACAGTATCTTGCAACCTTTGGAGCATCTTCTTGAAATGCTAAGTCATCGTCGTAAAATCCGAAAGGAGTAGCTTCACCTGCAATGAAGTCAGTTGTGCCATCCCAGATTTGTATGTGTGAATTAGTATGTGACATATTTTTTTATCCTTCTTCTGTTAATGCTATAAAGTAACCTAATGTAGAACTAAATCCATCTTCTCCAGATCCTATTGATCTTGCTTTTATTGACCTTAAATCGCCGTATTCAAAGTTGTTAAACTCTTCATTAACGTACTCTGAACTAAACATAAAGCTTCCGCTAGGGCTTAGTAGGTAATGTTGATTCGATGTTGAACCAGAAATTTGTAAGTCTATAGAGTCATCTGATAAGTTTGTTAATCTAGCGTATTTAATACTGGAGGAGACAAATGTTCCGGCTCCTGGTAGGTTATCTACGTTGACTACTTCTGTATGTACATTAGCTGGTATATTCATTACTCTATTATCGGCGTAGCTGATGCTAGGAATTCTAATTTCTACGTTAGTTCCTCTTTCAACTCCTTCGAGTTTTACTCTCTCTCTAATAAAGTATGTAAAATTTGCATATTTAGGCATCTTGGAATAGTTTATTTATAAATAGCTGTTAATCCCTGAAGGTTTTATATACCTCTAGTACTGGTGCAACTATCTGATGTCTGTGATTATATTCTAGAGATGCAGTTTTGAATCCTTCTACCTGTTCTTCTATTCTAGCTAAGAAAGAAAATCCTGTTTCTCTTTTATCTTTTAAGTCTATTTGGGCCATGTCACCACAAATTACCATCTTAGAACCTTTCCCCAGACGTCCTATTACTGTCTCCATTTGGGAGTGTGTAACATTCTGTGCTTCATCTACTATAACAAAAGAATTTACAAATGTTCTACCTCGAAGAAATGCAAAAGGTACTATCTCTATTGTTTCCTCATCGAGTAGTTTTTGTATTTTTTCTTTATTGTAGAGCATATTAAGATTATGATAAATTGGTGCTAACCAAGGGTCCATCTTTTCTTTTATATCTCCTGGTAAAAATCCTATGTCTTCTTTAGACACAGTAGGCCTTGTGATAATAACCTTTTCTACCTGTTTGGTAAACAGCATATCTAAAGCTACTTGTGTTGCTACTAATGTTTTACCTGACCCTGCCATTCCTCTGATGACTGTTATAGGGGATTCTAATATATTGGATTTTGCTACTTTTTGTTCTTCGTTTAACTGAACGTTAAACTTGATTGGTTTTTTTGGTCTTCTCTTTGGAACGAATACTTCGTCCGTATGGTGGTTTGAAGGCATATATAATAACGTTATTGTTCTTATCTATAAATATAGGAAAAATTTGTTATATAACCAAAAAAAAAGAGGCCCGAAGGCCTCTCTTAATATAATTGAAATCTAATTCAGATTATACAGTAGCTAAATCGCTAACGAAAATCTTTCCGTAGAATTCTGGTCTGATCATTTTCTTAGCATAACGAGTCATGATACCTTTACGTGGTGTGAAGGTAGTTGGATCGTATACTAGAGGTGTCATCATTAATGGCACGTAAGGAGCATAAACAGCACCCGTTTCTAAGAACTGAGAACCTCTGTATCCTGTTAGGATTGTGTTTTCAGTCATATAAGGGTTCTTATATACTTTGTAACGTCCGTTTAATGAACCTACTTTCTGTACTCCAAAAGCAAAATCCATTTTGTCTCCGTCTGTGTTAGCAGCATATCCTGGAATTGATTCTAAGATTGTTGCTACAGAAGGTGAACATACTAAGAAGTTTGCTCCACCTCTTAACGTTTTCTGGTGAATTTTGTTAGATACTTTTTGGATTTTAGTTCCTAATGTTTGGAACCACTGTCCTTGAGTATTGTAAAAATCAGAACTAGCTGCAGTTCCTGTTGACCAAGATGTTCCATTCCATGATTTGTTATTTACAGCTGACCAGTTTTCAACAGTTACAGCATCTTGAATTAACATATCTAAGATCTCTAAGTCAATCTCCATTGAGATGTACTCGCTTAATAAAGAAGTTAACTCAGCCTCAGCGTCAATACTGTGGTATGCGTTAAGATCTTGAGAGAATTCTGGTGTCCATTGTGCTTTTAACTTTCTAGTCTTAGCTACAATTGCTTCAGAAGCAAGTTCTACGTTGATTTCTGGGATAGAAATTGGTGCTGATGGATCACTATCTTCAAAGTCTCCTCTTGAATTGTCTGCTGGCTGTACGTGGTAGTTTAGTACCACACCAGTAGCTGCATCTGCTAAACCACCTGCTTCTTTTTGTATAAATACTACATTAGATCCTACAATTTTTGTGTACTGAGGCAATACTGCTGCTCCTGCAAGACTGAAAGCTCTTACACCTTCTTTATCTGCATCTGCTGGTAAAGCGATAGTAACTGTCTCAAAATCTGCTAATGTTAATTCTGCATCGTAGTTTATGTCTGCTAATGCTGCTGGTGCTACTGCTACTGCTGCTCCTGGTGCTGCTACTGAATTAATTGAGTATCCAAATCTACCTGCTCCGTATAATCCACCTTCTACTTCATCAGTTACTTCCATCTTATCGTTAGCAGTAGATACGTTTCCGTACATGTTGTCGTTAGCTCCGAATCCGCTAGTTGCTGTTCCGTATTTAAAGTCTAAGTAAAATACAAGTCCTGAAGGTAAATTCATTGGTTGTACAGATACAAAGTCTTTTGCTGCTATTTGAGCGAATACCTTACGTACTAATGGTAAAGCTACTCCTGCCCACTGCTCTCCTCCACCAGCACTGAATGATGCTTGTGTTCCAGTTGAAGATCCTTCAGATACAATCTGTTTTGCTTGATTCTCAAGAATCATAGCCATGTTGTTTTTCTCGATCTCGTTAGTATATCCTTCTAAGAGTCCTGATTGAGTCCATTTGTCCGCTAAACGAGAAGCATCTGCTTGCAAGTTTTTGAAGTTACTTTGAGACCCTTCTAATAATTGATTAATTTCCATAATTAAAATTTGTCTTTTTTTTATTTATTTTATAATTCCTGCTAATTTTTGCATTCTTTTTACAGCATCGCTTACTTCTGAAATTACTTCTGGTTTAGAAGCGGTTGTTCCAGTTGCTTTGCTAGCCATTCCTAATTTAGCTTCTTTAATTGTACTTTTAGTAGTTTTCCCAACTACGTTATCAGATACAGTTTCGAATACTAATTTTACTTCTTTAACTGTTTCGGCTTTATCGAATGCTGCGATAACACTTACTTTTTGCGATTCAGTTAAACTACTTGATTTGAAAACTTTATTTACATAAAGTAACTTAGCGTTAAGAAGATTTACTTCTTGTAATTGTCCTTTCAACTCTTCAATAGTTGTCATAGCTTCTTCTAGTTCACTAGTTTCTTCTAATTCAATTTCTCTCATAGCGTCAGACATTTTACCTAATTCAATATCTTTAACAAAGTCACCTACTTTCTTACCTGCTTTTTTAGCATGTTTGGCTAAGAACATTACTGCCTTTACTAAATCATTGTCTTTAGGGTCTCCGAAGTCTCCTACTGCGTATCCAGGTCTTACCTCTTCAATCTCTTCTTCTGAAATTTCAGATTCATTTCTGTGTTGTGTAACGCTTGCTGCAGCTCCTCCTGCTTTACGTAATCCTTGAGCTAACTTTTTTCCTTTGTCTCCAAATTCTCCAGCTTCAAGTTTGTCCATTAAGTGTGATAGTCCAGCAGCACCGCCAAATATAGCAGCAACACCAGCACCAACTGTTACAGGATCTATTACTTCTTCAATACCTTCCTCCTCTATAGATACTTCTTCTATAGATTCGTTTTTGTTTTCATCAGACATTTCAGTAATCTCTCTTAGTAATTCATCTAAGTCAATTTCTTCTTCGTCTTCCGCTCCTACCATATCTCCTACTGGTAGCTCTTCTCCAGGAATTTCTTCCTCTCCTTCAGCTCCCATTTCTTGAGATATAATATCACGGATAAGGTCCTTAAGGTCGTCCACTTCCATGTCCTTTACCTCAACCTCTTCTTCTTCTGCTTCCTCTTCAGATTCTTCTGAATCAATGTCAGCTTCGTCTTCAGCACCTACTTCTTCTTCTTCCTCTGTGAAAGTTTCTTCGATTGCTTCGTCTTTATTGTCTTTGTCCATTCCTTCTTCTACCTCTCCTTCGACTTCTTTAACTACTTCTTCGTCTTTAGATGAATCATCCATTTCTTGAAGTTTAGCAGCTAACATGTCTTTAAGATGAGGAGTTAAAGTCTCTTCCAAAGCTTCTTTAGCGTTAGCAATAGCAGCTTCTCTTACAGATTTAGCTTCAGCAATAGCTTGCTTGAATAAATCTTTGTTTGCCATTTCTAATAAAATTTGTGTGTGTTCGTACGATTATTGTAATCGTAATGTGAAGTTTTTTTTCTTGATCTAATACAGTATAAGGAACTGTATATTTGTATATAAATATATACGTTTTACAAAAACAAAAAAAACCCTTACATTTCTGTAAAGGTCTCTATATATTATGTGTTTTTGCTTATGCTCTTAGAATGTCGTTAATTAGATTGTGTACCTTTCCGTACTTGTTTTCTTTTTGTGCTCCTTCGTTTAAAGATACGGGATTCATGAAAGCTCCATGTGTAGATGGATTAGATACAAAGTCCCAACATACTAATTCAAAATCTGATTGTACTTCTAAGTACCCTTCATTTGTTTGTTGTACTGAACCGGTACCTCTAGAGGAGATTCCTATGGTATGACCTGCTTTTATTATCTCTTTTACTATATTACCTGCTGGTGTATTGAGTAGTTCTACTTTTCCCATTAAGTCGTCTCCATTCCAATATAGGTCTTTAACTACATGAGAAGCGTTCTTAAGGGATACTACAGCTGACTCTGGATGATCTAATTCACCAAAAGCGTTTCCGTTTTTAACGAATTCATCAACATACTTTTTAGCCTCTCTCATTAAGAGGTCTTTTTCGTATATTCTTCCATTTTGGTTTTTTGCACCAGCTCTTTGCATTACTCCTTCAACTTCATATACTCCTGGTCTTTCCTTAGATTCTTTAAGGATAGATTTAAATGGTGTAACATTTACTAATACATTTGCCATAATTTACTTTCTTTTAGAGTATTTATACTTCTTACCTTCTGCAGCTATCTTATCTGCAGTTTTGACTTTTTCTGTTCCATATCTACCACTGTCTGCTTCTTCTGCTCTAAAGTAAGTTATAGTAGCTAAACCATTCATTCCACCAATGTTACTTCTGTAGATATCTCCAGTATTTACGTTACGAATGTTTTTGACTACCCATCCTGCATCTTTATCTGGTCCATATTGACCTTCTGGTGTTGAGAAGTATTTAGCAACTTTTTCTAGCTCTTTTCCTTTTTCTCTTTGAACTGATACCTCAAGGAATTCATACCCGTCAGGGTATCTTTTGTATGCAATACCTGCTAATTTTGGGTTAGCTTTAATTTTCTTTTGAGCTTCTACTGGAACCATTCCCTGTCCTTTGAATAACCCTGTTTGAAATCCTGCGGTTTTTAATCTTTTCATTAAATCAGGTCCAAACTTAATAAGCTCTTTATTTAATGCCTCATTAATAGGAGTAAAAACTGTTTCCTTCTCATCCAATTCTTCTTCTGCTATACCGTCTGTTTCTAACATTTTTACTTTAGGCATTTCTAACCCTTTAGTAAATCCTTTATCTGTTACCGGCATTAAGTCTTTTCTAAAAGCAGCTTCGATAGCTGGGCCTAACATAGCTCCTACAGCTAATCCTTCTGTGTTCTTAATATCTTTAAAGCTATCGTATACCTTTTGTATCTTTTCTTTAGTCTTTGCATAAAACGACTCAACTTCTGTTACTACATTTTCTAAACTGTTAACAGCTGTTTGCATTCCTTCGAAATCGTCATAAGAGGTAGCTACTTTAGATAAGTTACCTGTGGCTGCTTCGTTTATTACTTCTTCTTGAAGTACTTTAGATATAATAGCTTTGAAAGCTTCTTTTAATTCTTGATGCTCCTCTATACCTTCTTCTGCTAAGTTATCTGTTGCTATGAATCCATAGTCTTCTCTTTCTGATGCTTTCTCTATTGCAGTGTGACGTGGAAGATCTTTATATACTATATTACCCTTTCCATCAATAACATTGTAGGCTCTATGTGAAGGTTTATAATCTTCTTCTATATTCTCTTCTGCTATATCTTCTCCTTCTAATATCTTACTATCTATATAACTTACTAAATCTTTTTTAGCAAAAGGGATCATTCCTGGTTCAGTAGCTGGACCGTTTTTCCATTCATCCCAAACGATTGTAAGTGCTTTGAGTGCCTTATCTAATCTTGGTCCCATAGACTCTACATATCCGCCGGTTTCGTAATCATTTTCTGTTACGACTTTACCGCCTTTCATTTTTCTACGTCTACCTTCGTTAACAGAATGTGATGCATAGTCTTGGCTTGCTTCCAGATGATCTTTAAACCCTTTCATAAAACCGCCTACAAAACTATCAAAGTTCGGATGATTGAAGATTTTATCGTCTATACTCATTAATGCTTTTTCTCCAGCACTATATCCCAAATCTTCTAGTTTTTGATGATCTGGTCCTCCTATTGCTTCACTCTTTGTCCCCTTAATAGCTCTATCTCTAGCGATCATGTAATCTTTTGAGTCAATTTTTTTATCGCCATTAAGATCTTTACCTTTCTTTTCGTCTACATAATCATTATTAACTGATATGTATTGTTCGAATTCGTCTACGATTGCTGCTTCATCTGGTGCATTCAAAATGTCTTCCATATGAGTGTTAATAAAGCCTTTAAGTTCTTCTCTGCTTGCTCCTTTTTCTCTTACTAGAAGAGACATTACTTGTTTAAGTATTTTATCTCTATCTTCATAAGGATCCAATGTATAGTCTATAGCTTCTCTTAATTCAGCTTTTTTTAATCCATTAATAGTGTCTACATGATTGTTCTTTTTTACCGGAACCATTTGATCATGTTTATCTACTTTTTTAGATTCTCCTGCTAATAGGTGTAGGTAGTGGTTAGGATCTTTTTTTAGATTCTTCTCAGCTTTTTGTTTAGCCTTAGCGTAATCTTCTTCTGATACTGTTTCTTGAGACATTAGTCCCATTCCTTCTAGTTCGTAATCTACTCCTCTTTCGATAGTTTCGATAGAGTAACCAGGTTCTGGTTTGTCGTAGTGTGGTACTTCTTTTTTTGCAGCTTCGAATATTATTCCTTTGCTTTTAAGAATACTTACTGTATCTTCATATCCGTTGAATGGAGATAGGAATTGAGATAATTCTCTCTTTGCATCTTTAACAAATTGAGACTTAGAGAAGTTACCCTCTAATATTGCGTTATATTTTTCTTGTATTGTTCTCATCTAGATAGTCAAACATTTTAGTGTTATATGGTCTTTTTTTTGTTTTAGCTACTTTATATCCAAGTTTCTCTGCATACTTAGTTGCATTGTTCTTTTTTCCTTTCTTAGAAAAAGCATTAGGAGTCGCATATTGCGCTCCTGTACCGGGTGTAAAAGAAGCACCACCAGCATTGGTAGCACTTTGTTCATTCAATTCCTGTAATACTTCTTTAATAAGTTCCTTAAGCTGGCTTACTTTCATAGTAACTTTAGTTCCTTAATCAATTCGTAATACTGCATTATATTTACAAGATGATCATCAGTTACTCTTTTTGTTTTATCTACTGGTTTGATTGCTTTTGTAATCTCCTGTAGCTTAATAGAAACGATTTCATCTTCTACCGTTGCTTTTATTTTATCAAGAACATTTTTTAATTTCTTAAATTCCTCATTAACTACGTTTCTTAATCTAGTAGATGAATCAACTGAAGTAATAAATTCTTTTAATATATTTTTCTGTTCTGGAAGTAGCGTACCGTATTTAGAGTTAAATTTCTCTAATAGTATTTTGAATGTAAGAAGTTTTAAATCTTTATCGTATTTTGAATACTCTTCGATTAACGTATCTCTTACTAATTTTCTGTTTTGTTGCTCTTTAGTTAGGTGTTCTAATATAGTAGTCTTATTATCAACTAGGAAATTAGGATCTATTACATCGGTAACTTTATGAGCTTCCATCAAACAGAACAAAGCTGCTAATGGTTTATAGTCTTTAACAGAAATAGAAAAGAACTCATCTAAGTCGTAACTCTCTTTTATTTCTTTTATTAAACTATATTTTTGTTTTTTAAGTACCTTTCTATCTATAGTGCGAGCTACCTCTATAATAGTCGATACAATAGACTCTGCTTTAGATTGTGATACTGATTTGTTTTTGAGAATAAATTCATACAATTTGAATTCACGTACCAAAGCTGTTCTTCCTGTGAAGTTGTTTTTTAAAATGCTTACAGCTGCAGAGTCCTTTTTATTTAAGGTATCTGCTGCAATCTGCTTGACAAGCAATTCAAATATTAGCCCGGTATTTTTATACTTACTGTGTTTAATGCGCATTATTCTATTGTTTTGTTGTACACGTAGTACACCTTACCTTTATAAATAGTGATTAATTATCTAAATCCTTGATTTGTGATTCATCAAGTAACTTATCCTCTTCTTTTTCTTTACTTTCAAAGATAATTTGCTTCTTTTCAGAGAAAATGTCTCTATTTTGATAGAAAAGTGATCTAGCTAATGTATTATCTACTTTAGCTGCACCGTCCTGTTCATTAACGTTTTCGTTATCTGAGTCAAATCCACCTTCCATTCCGTGTTTACCAAGAGGGTCTCTTCCTCCTAGGCCGTCATTAGTTCCGTAGTGTGATGCTTTTATTCTTGGTCTACCACCTTCTGGTCCTATTTTACCTATACCTGGTGTATCGTCTTCGTATCCAGGAGGTACTTTACCAAATGGCATACCTTTTTGATCACCTTGTCTACGTCCATATAGTGACGCTAAGTCGTGTGGTGTACCGTAGGACTTACCTGATTTAGCAGGATCGTTTCCTTCGTTTTCTATCTGTGTAATTCTGAATAATCTCTTTTTATCCTCAGTTACTAGGTCTCTCATTTCCATATACTGGTCTTCTGATAAGTTGAAGATATTATCGTATATGTAGTCTGTAGGGAATAGTTTGGTATCTAACATCTGTGATGCTAAATCTACCTTTTCTTTTAATAATGCTACTTTCTCTTGTTCAAAGATTATAGACGGGTTGGTAAGACTAATTTCAAAGTTGGTAAGTGACTCACCTTTAAATCCTTGAGTATACAGATGTACCAGAGCTATCTTAGTTAACTCAGATTCCATTATTCTCTGTAGTCTTTCTACTGTTCTAGCGAATCTAATGTCTTCTGCTGCTAAGGTTGCTTTACCGTTTAAGTCTCCTTCGTAACCGAAGTATGCTTTAGGTACCTTTAATGCTGCGAACATCTTATCTCTAAGGTATTCTATATCGTTTGTACCATCGTACTCTAATCCTTTAGTAGTTTCGATTTTTGTTGATGTATCTCCTCCTCTAACCGGTAGGTAGAAGTCTTCCATCATATTCATCATATTGAAACGTAAGTTGTAATCCCCTGTTTGAGGGTCAACATACGGTGTCTTTTTCATCGTGTTGATAGTCTTTTGCATAAACTGCTCAACTTCGTTAGGAGGTATCTGTCCAACGTTAACATAAAATGTTCTCTTTTCAGGAGCTCTCATGATACGGTGTATTAACATCGCATCTTCCATTAAAGTAAGTTGTTTGAATATCTTTCTAGCTGGTTCAATAAAAGATCTACCATACGGTAGGTAGTTAGTATCCGATATTAATCTGAAGTGTGCTATCTCGTAGTTATCAAACTCTACTACCTTTTTGTTACTTTTAGGCATATAGTTAGGATCCTGTGATGAAGCTAATCCATCGGGATCTAATTGGAAAGTGACCTTACCTGGATTCTCTGGGTCAAGTCCTTCCTGTCTAGTCATATGGTAAACAGTATAAGGTAGTACGTTGTATACTCCAAATTCTTCTGCAATCTCTAATTTTAGGAAGAAATCACCGTATTTACACATATTTCTAGTCCATGACCATAAATTAAATTCTATATTAAGTACATCATAGAATAAATTGTAAAGTACTTTTTGTATATTTTCATCTGAAGATTTAATGGAAAGTACCTCTCCCATGTCATTCTTGAGAGTTGCTTCATCTGCTAGTATATCTAGGGTAGAAGCAATTAGTGGATCGGTATCCATTGCTTCGTAGTCAGAATATAACTGTATACGAAGTGTCTGGTAATTCAGATTGGGGTTGAATATATTCTTATTATTATAGATGTAGAGTCTTGAGAATCTATCTATTAAAGAATTAGTTTGATACCTACCTGTGGTTTGTATCTGATTTACGTCGGCAACTTTAAGTTGGTCACCTCCGATGTTTCTTATTACTACATCGGAAGAAAAAAGTCTACCTAGTCTTTTAAATAGTGAAGTATCTGCCATCTATACAGTTTATTTATAAATATGGTTTATCCAATTAACCAAGAGATATCTTCTTGGCCGTGTTGTGTTTTAACAATATACGGATTATTTCCTTGGGAAGCAACTGTTGATATAACAGCTTGGTTTTTTGCATTAAGATTAGTAAATG